GTATAAAGGCGTTCTTTGTGATGTAGAAGTCTATAAGAGCGACCCTGACCCCTCTAACAAATTTGCAGATGCATATGACCGAGAGGAAGATAATGGTAAGAGAGTTTTTACCGTTGATGTTAATGAACAAGATTTAGAAGTAGATCTAAAAACAGGAGATCAATCATGAGTGCAAATATCCAAGAGAAAGGAAGTGCTGGCATAAATATAGAATTGTCTAACGGCGTAATAACCGTTAGGCATTCAGAAGCCGATCAAATCCTACATAAATGGACGGCGAGAGAGGGAGATTGGAATAAAATTTTTAAATGTATATACAGTTTAGAAAAATCATCTAATAGGGGGAAAAATAATGAGTGATAAAATTATATACGCAACAGTAAAATTAATTGTAAAAGGTAAAGTAGATAATGAGGACATAACTACTCAAGCTGATTATGAATTTAAACACCCAGATATAATTAGCACAGAGTGGGTATCAACGGAGGAAATGTAAGGAGTCCGATAATGGAAAATAAGCTAAAGATAGTCCAAGACATTATATTCTTCACAACGATAGGAATATTTTTTACCGTATTATTACTATCAATAGCTATCTTCTTCTTGCCCTACTATGTAGGGCGAGAAGTTTGGAACCGTTGGGAGGTTTGGTATATAAATAGGGGAGAGAAATAATGGATCTCAAAGAATTAGAAAAGAAGTGGCAAAAAGATTTGCCAAAGGAAGCTAACGGATTAGTAAATAAACGTAAGAAAGGCAATAAGTGGAACAGGATAATTAAGTCTGCTAAAGCTAGAAAAAAACTCAAGGAGAAAAGCTAAGTTGCTATATAACCGTAATAACTATATTATGCGTGGGTGGTACTTGTTTGATTTGTTTTCAAATCTTCCTTACTCTCCTAAAAGTATGTGTCTTTCAAGTACCACAACCCCATGACTCTTTTATTTTGGATAGCTGTATTCTTGTATGTGCTTATCTACGTACTAGATAGACCTAATCAGAAATAACCCCATTACTTGAACCTTTAGGGCTTGCCGTCTGCAAGTCCTCATTCTCTAATTCCTCTAAACTATCGGCCTCATCTACCTGCTCACCTGGAGCTACGCCATCTGAGAGCTTATCTGGATCTATAGCCGTTATACTTCCCATCAGTTGTTCCAGGCGTTTCTCTACTTCTTCCCGACTCATCTGATCTATCTTCCCGAACATAACTTCTTTCCTATCAACCACCAAGCCCCCGACTTTGAGCAGGCTATTCTGAGCTGAGATGGCCGCATTAAAGGACCCGGCCTCCAAAGCCTTGTCCCGAATATCATATAGATCTTGAACTGCCCGATCATAATTAAGCTCATACTTCTTCTTAGCTTCATTCATCAGATAGTTATATTCCTTGCGAATAATAGGATGGTTCATCAGTTTGTTAGCAGATTGCCTAGCATCCTTGTACCCAGCTTTGTGCGCACACTCTACGAGAGAAAGCCGAGGATTATTAACGGCTTGCCATATAAAGTTTCGTTGTCTGCGATTAAGGGAGTTGTCTAGGTTAGCGTACTCAATGGGAGCTTCTTCTTCTGGAGCTAAGATGGGTTCATATTCAAGTTTGTTTTTTCTATATCCCATGTGTTTTTAGCAGTTTAGAGTTAAAGTAGTTATATATACCTACCCCCACATTACCCTAAAGTGTATGGAGAGGATACCTTAATACAATTTATGCAGTCAAGATATTTATACTATTTTTATACTATATTCTCTTAATTCTTATGACAAAAATGAAAAAAATAAAATAATCATGAAACCCGCTTAGTTAAAGGGTTTTTTAACGTCATATATTCATGACAATAATAGGACAATAATGTTTTAGTCATCATCTGGACCCGATTTAGGAGTTAATGTCTCAAATAAATCGTAGTTATTGAATGTACTAATGTGCCTATCTACCTGGATATATTGATTAAGGATCTCGTCCACAAGACGATACACCTCATCATCATCATCCGTTGTCTTTTGTACTTTCCAAATACAATAACTTAAAGTAGTTAAAACAACCGTAAGCTCATCTTCACCTCTCAAAGTATAACTAGTAAATAGTTTGCTCAATCTTTCCACAATTTCTTTTAAAGTGGGTTTTGGCATTTTACTTTGTATTGGAACTACTTTTAATGTCATTAATAAACTATACCTTAATTTTGCCTCTTACTTCTATAAATTCATCTAACATTTTTCTAGTCTTACCGTACATCTCATGAATTATCTTAGAGTAACTATCAGCTTGTATTGGCGTATGATTGTCTGCCGCATTACATTCATGCTCAATACAATAGTCTAAACGGTCATTTATTTGCTTTAATAATTTCATTACTTCTTCATGTCTGCAAACAGGACAACCATACCCTTTTATATGTTCAAAGGGAGTAGCCAAAAAATCGCCATGATTAGGACACCCGATTGTGACATCCTCATCCATTATTACGTACTTATCTTCTTCTTTACTCATGTGTAACCTCCTAAATTACTATGTGTAGACATTATAGACTTTTTGCTCTAAAATACAATTTATATATTACATCAACATTTACTTTAGGAGAGTATTATGGATATAAGAAAAGACAAAGCTTTAAATAAAGCTTACCTAGATGCCATTATAAAGACATCTACCGCTAACCTGAATGACAGTCTGGACCAAGAGCTTACGAAGGATAAGTTAAATTATACTTTGTTTCAGCTTAAAGGAAACATCTCAGAACTTACACAATGTGTCAAAGAACTTACTGATGCAGTTGATAAATTAGAGGAAGCATCATGATAGTTGATAAAAGTTTTGAACTTGATTATGTAGGCAAAGGTACACCACATAACGGTATAGATACAAATAGACCTACTTTTAAACCTTTTTGGGAGGTGCAATACTTAAACAACGGTTTATTATTTGGAGGCACTAAAAAAGAGTGTATTAATTGGATGGCTGAGTTTTACTTTGATTATTATCATAAGAAAGACACCACAGAAGTAGAAGCCGAAAAGAAAGCTTTAAAGTGGGTAAAAAAATGCATTAAGGAGGCATCATGAGTTTGTACCCACCTTTAATTAAAAAAACCATACAAGACTTGGCACTAGAGATAGCTTTAGAAGTAGACAAACTTACAGAGGGAAGAGAAAAGTTAATCGAACTAAGGAATGAGCTTATACAGGCTGGGTATACGGATCCAGCGGCCTGTAAAAGAATAGCAAAAGTAATTAAGCTTGATTATAGAACCTTACAAAAATGGCTTGATAGCAACGGTCCTTTAAATACTCGAAATCGTTTGGAGGTCATGATGTTTATAGATGCTTATACAGATTTTAAAAAAGAAATTAAAAAGGGAGAAACTAAATGAACGAATTACCAAAATTATTAGAGAACGAAGAACATGTAGTCTTAGGAGACGCAGTTTACTTTCCAGATATGGAGCATAACTTTTATCATGAAGCTCCAGGCATATCATCATCAAACATAAGAAGGTTTGGCCAGAGTCAACTTCATGCATTTGAAGAAGATAATGAGACGACACCAGCTATGAAGCTTGGGACCGCAGCTCATTCACTTATTGTTGAAGGAGAGGAAGCATTTGTTAATGATGTAGTTTGCCTAAGTGGATCTCCATACACCAACGCTAATAAAGAGCTAAAGAAAGAGTATGAAGATAGAGGATTAACCGTCATATCATCTAAAGACAAAGAGACGCTTTACGGCATGAAAGAAGCTTTGATCCCAGAAGGAGTCAAACACCTTTCAGCAGTACAGGGTGAATACCCAGAAGTATTTAACTCTCCATTTGAAAGAGCGATCTTTTGGTGGGAAAAGGATCTATTACTTAAAGTTAAATCAGATGTGCTTAGATACCCTCTAGATGTTTCTAGCGATCCAAAATCAATTATCCTGGTGGATTATAAGACTACTACCGATTGTTCTGTTAGAGGCTTTACATCATCCATTAGAAAGTACCAATACGAGCTACAGGCCGCTTGGTATAAACGTGGATATGAGAAAGCTGGGTTTAATGTGGTTGATTTTATGTTTGTAGCACAAGAAAAGAAGAAACCGTTTGCAAGTAAGATCTTCAAGATGAAACATGAGGACATGACATCTGGGTGGTTAAAACTTGAGCATTTGCTGGGTGAATACAACGCAGTATTAAACGGTAAGGAAGCTACTACATACAATTCACCTAATATAGTTAACGTAGATTTAAAAGGCTGGAATGAAAGAGATTGAAGCTATACAAATGAGTGAAATCCGATATGTAGAAGGCTACGAAATAGAAAGTGGCATACCTATACCAGTCAAACACAAGAACAAAAGTTTGTTGTTAGCTATGGAAGTAGGTCAGTCTGCCGTGTTAAGTCATAGCGAATTGCAAGGCATTAGAATTCGCGCAAAAAAAATGAATATTAAAATTATTACTGAAAAGATTGGTAATAACAAACACAGATTTTGGGTGCAAGAAAAAGGGGAAAGCGCATGATTATAGAAGATAATATTCCTATGCCTACTAAAAAACGAGGTCGTAAAGGTAAAGGTAGTCACATACACATACTTACAGAAAACATGGGAGTAGGTGACTCTGTATTACTTGATGA